TTGGAATAATGTTAAATTTGTTATAGATATCCAGGAGACAGACTATGCAACACTCTCAAAGAATGATTCATACTTCAATCTTGACTATGTAAAAGAATATATAAAGGGAAAGTCTGGTGTAGGAACAAACGACTACAATCTTGCAACATATACAGACTATGATGAAGATGATATGTTTGAGTTTTCTGACTTGGCAAGAAAGAAGATTACAATGTATGAGTATTGGGGATACTGGGATATAAACGGCGACAATAACCTGGTTCCAATTGTTGCATCATGGATTGGAGACAGACTTGTTAGGCTAGAAGAAAACCCATATCCTCATAAAAAAATACCATATGTAATTGCATCATTTAGGCCACTTAAGGACGAAATATGGGGAGAGCCTTACGCAACACTGCTAGAGGACGATCAAAAATCCCTAACAGCAACATACAGAGCTATGCAAGATATAACAAACGAAAACGCTGCTGGACAAGAATTTATTGATGACAGTATATTTAAAACACCAATTCAAAAAGATAACTATGAAAGAGGGAAGACTGTATACGTCAACAGGGGAACAGATCTAAGCAGAGCAATAATGAGAAAATCTGTTGAGCCAGTGCCAAAAGTGTTATTCGACATGAAAAACATATATACAGAGCATTCAACACTTCTAACTGGTGTTGAAGACATGGATGGTGGAGCTGGATCAAGAATAACTCAATCGATCTCAAATTCTCCAATGCCAATAGATGCCAAAACAAACAGAGAGATGGAAATCTTGAGAAGGTTTCTCACGATGATAGAGCAGGCAGGGGATTTGATCTTATCAATGAATAAAGCATTCTTATTGGATGATGCAGTATATGCAAATGCAAGTGGATCGTCAGAGCAGATAGGTGATACTGATGCACTCAATGATGAATACAATATATCTGTAGATGTTCTAACTCCAAGTATAGCAGACAACAAAGCATCAAAGATAATGTTCTTCTTGCACAATAATGGTGCAAGCATGTCTCCTCAGTTAGCAGCACAGCACTATGCGAAAACAGCTGAGCTTTGGAATCTTCCAGATCTTGCTAGAGCAACAATTGAAGAGGCTAGTAAACCACCGTCAGAAGAACAGGTTTTAGCGCAACAACTAGAGCTTGAGAGACTTAAGTTGGAAAATAAAAAGGCACAAATAGAATTACTAGCCAAGATAAAAGAGATGGAATTCAAAGATGCAAAAATTGATGAAATAAAAGAATCAATCATGGCTGGTTCACAAGAGGCAAAAGTTATCAAAGACACAAGCAGAACTAGCACTAGCACAAGCAGACAAGATGGATGCGCAGGTTAAACTATTTAATCAAGAGTTTGAACTTATTGATACTGGTGTTAAACGTGAGTGGGAAAAAGAAGACAATGAATTCCATCACTTGGCAAACCTTGAGAGAGAAGAGATTAGAACCAAGAGGGAGCAGGAGAATATCAAGCTTAAAGATGATAAAAAGAATGAAGATCAAACGTCAAAAGAAAAAAACCTTGACTATATAAAGAGGGGTACAATGCAGAATGATACATATGATGCTGCAGATGACATCTTTAGAAACATACTAAACAAAAATAGTCTAGATACATCAAAGTACACAAAGGATCTTCCATCAATGCAGAGAATGCCAAGCACAAAGCAACCAATGAAAGATCCTGAAATTAGAAGCACTATTGCACCAGATGAAATGATTGGTGAAAACAATGGAACAGTTTAATACTTTTAGCAATGATCAGAGCTTTGGAGCAAGACTTAATAGGTCTGCTCAAGCTGGGATTGCAAAACTTGACTTGATAAAAGACTACATACTTGGGAATGATACTGATAAAATATCTGCAAAAATAGTAAACGATGCGAACCAGAGAGATGATGAATATAAAGCAAGTCAGATGGACAGCAACAGAAAAGCAGATTATGACAAGATTGTAAATGATTTAAGAAATTCAAAAAGCAATACGGATATTGTTGTTAACACAGGAAGATACTTATACGATACAGTAACGCATCCATCTGAATGGAACATTGCTGGTTCAATTGGCGAATCAATAAATCCATTAGAATGGGTACCAGGAAAAGGTGGAAAGGTTGCAACGAAAGTATTGACATCAGCAGCAACAAATGCTGCGTCTCAGGCTGCTCAGGAATATGCAGTGTCTAGTCAGTTAGGATACGACGCAACAAAGAATGCAAAAATAGCAGGCATAATTGGACTGTCAAATGGTGCAAATAGAGAGTTAGACTTAAGACAAAAGCAGGCAGGGTTAAGACAAGAGAGAGTAAAGAGAGGTATAAATAGAGTAGATACAGCAAGAAGAACTGCAAAATTTAATACCGATATTGGAAGATAAGCCAATAGACGATACAATAAAATAAAATTACAAAAGGAATAACGATGCCAGTATCATACGATGACGTAGAAGAAAGAAGACTTGGTAGACAAGCAAAAATCGCTAAACTAGCTGATCAGCAATTAGAAGAGAGTTTTGCAGATGAAGATAGAAGACTTGCAGCAGAGGAACAAACTCTTAACGAAAAAACAGATTCAGCGTTAACTGAAGACGCATTAGCTTTTATTGATCAAATGAACCAAGTGCAAGATGACGGTGGAGATCCAATGCAAGTGTTTGAACAGCTTCCACCCGAATTGCAAGACAGAGTTGCACAACTATTGAGTGCTCCACAGGATGACTCGATGGAGCAATTTCAACCATTGCCAATGAATCCTAATAATCCAAATCCTGGACAACCAATGATGGATGGATCAGGACAAGGAAGAGGAATTGGTAGACAAATGATGGCTCAAGGTCAAGCAATGCCTCAGCAACAACCTGTTAACATTACAGAGCAAGCCAAACAGATTGCAGCGCTACAATAGGGCAATCAAACATTAAAAAAAGCAAGGAGAAAAGCATGGCAGAAGAAATTGAAGACTTGAAAGAGCAGTATACTAAATACTTTAGAGAAATGGAAGAGGATAATCTTAGACAAGAAATCTGTGATGTAAAAGATTCACTTGAAGAGTTTAGAAAGGTTGACGAGAACTTTGCGGCACTTATGCGCCTAGAGGAGAACGATGACTGGAAGCGATTCAAGGAAATGTATTTTACATATGAAAAAAAGAGATTGGCAGATGCATTAACATCTGTAGCACCTTTCAGGGAGGAAACAGAGAAGCAGTTGCAACAAAAACTAATGTCAATTAGACATCTTAAGTTGTTTATGAATAATGTTGAGATCGAATCAACTGGTTCAGGACAAGCAATCAAAGATTTGGAAGAGCGACTAGAGATCATGAATTTTGTTGCTGAAGAGCGAGGATTTGGAGATGTATCATGTCTGTAGCAGAAAATGAAATTGACCCAATGGAAATGAGTCCAGAGGACTTTCTTGAGTTTATCGACAGAGAGTCGCAGAAACCACTGGTTCTTGATGAACCAGTTAGTGCTGTTGACGACGTAGTAGATAACGATACTCAGCAGGACAGCATGGACAATGATGCTGTTGAAGGTGACGAAGAAAACATTAAGGAAGAGTCTGATAACATTGAAGTAGTTGAAACAGATGGTTCTGAGGAAACAGAGGAAGATATTGACATCGACCAGGAACAACCAGAGGAAACAACTGATGAAACAGACAAAAATGCAAATTTAGACATTGACGAAGATGTAAGACGAAAACTTGAAGAGTATGAACAGCTAAAGAAATTCAAGGAAGCGCTTACTGGAGCAAAAGTTGATATTGATGGAGGATTCACAGTTGACGGACTTAGTGATCCTGAAAGTATTATACAGATGCAAAAGAAATATGCGGAAATGATTGGTAAAGTTGATACGTTCGATAAACAGCGACCAATGCTGGAAGCGCTGAAAAAGAACGGATTACTTGAAGATCAGAACAAACTAGCATTGGTTCTTGAAGCAGCAAACGGTAACCCAGATGCACTCAAGAAACTAATGAAAGAGAATGAGATTGATCCAATGGAATTGGACTTGGATGAGATTGATGAGAGCTCGATTGATCCTTCTAAGCATTTGGTTCCAGAGATTGAAATCAAATTTAACGATCTTTTAGACACATCAGCAAAGCTTGGAATTGAAGAGCCTTTTGTTGATAATGTTGTCAAAAAATGGGATAGCGACTCAATCACGAAGCTAATCAATGATGATGCTTCAAAGCAACATTTGCTAAACCATATTAAAACAGGTTCATTTAACAAGGTTCAAGAAGAAATCAAATCGCTTGAACTTAGAGACCTGAGTGGACAATTTAGACATATGAGTGATTTTGACAAGTATGTTGTAGCAAGCAATTCGCTCGCTGAGAAATACGTCAAAAAAGATGAACCTCAAAGACTTGTTGAAGAGCAACCAGTAAAGGAAGCCGTTGAACAAAGAGAGGTAAAACAAAAAGTTAAAAATAAAAACAATAGACTTGAGGCTGCAAAAAAAGCAAGTAAATCAAGTGAGCAAGTTGATAAATCAACTGCAAAAACAAACAAAAAAAGAGATCTTATGGATCTTGACAATGACGCATTCTTAGAACAAATGTATAAGATGCTATAAAAAATATAACACATAAGGAACTATTATGGCCGATTTTAACGGACAAGTGTATAACGATGGTGGATTAGATCCAGCAACTTCAAGTGTTGGTGCTCAGCTAAATGACTTTCATTGGTCTAGATTCGCAGTACTTGAAGCAGCAAAGAAAAAAGTGTTCTCTCAAATGGGTGCTGCACGAAAGCAACCAAAGAACTATGGTGTAAAAATCAAGAAGTATCGAGAATATCCAATTCTACATGATGCAAACATCAACGATCAAGGTATTGATGCAAATGGTGTAAAAATGGTTCCTGGAAAATGGTACTCTTGGACAGATCCAACTGACCCAGCAACAAGACAAGAGCATGATACACTTGCTGAAGCTAAAGCGCGAGCAGGTCAAGTGCGTGTACAAAAAGGTGATGGTAACTTATTTGGTTCAAGTCGAGACTTTAACGTACAGACTGGAGCATTCCCAATTCTTGGTGAAGAGGGTGGAGCCGTAAACATCGTTGGTACAAAGCGTGATATCGTTGAGGCACGTATTAATAGATTTGGTTTTGCTATTCAATACACTAGAGCAGCAATGGATCTTGATACCGATACATCTTTATTGACAAAGCAAGTGCAAAAAGTTGCAGAAGCATATGCCGATATTCGTGAAGCACAGATCAGAAACGAGCTAATTACTCAAGGTATGCAGAATGCTACTTATGGCGGTGGAGCAACAGCTATTGAAGAAGTTGATGAAACATGTCAGTTAACATTCCCAATGCTTCGTATGCTTAAGCAGTCACTCAATGAAGCAAGATGTCCTGTTGATACAAACATGGTCACTGGTTCAACAAAGATTGATACTGTTACAATTCGTTCTGCACGATACATCTTTGTGCCACAAGAGCTTATTCCTACACTAGAAGATCTTGAACATAATGGTAAAGTCTTACTCCAAGATGTAGCTGAATATGCTGATGGTGCTGGAATTGCTCCTGCTGGTTCAACTGTTATTAATAAAACATCTACAACAGCAGATGGAGAATTTGGACGAATTGGTGACTTCAGATTCATCTCAGTTCATGACATGCCAGTATTCAAAGGTGAAGGTGCTGACGCAACTGACGGAGCTGACAACGATGGCGACGGAATCGAAGATAGCGGAGCTAATATGCACATCACAGATGGTCGTTATGACGTATTCCCAATGTTGGTTGTTGGTAGTGATTCATTTGAAACATATGCTCTTCAAGGTGAAGTTGCTCGTGTCAAACATGGTGCTCCTAGAGTTATTCCTGGCATCGATAATCATGGAGATCGCGGTTCAATTGCGATTGACTGGTACTTCGGACTACTTGTGAA